TATCACCGTGAGGTTCAACGCCGTTGGGAAGAAGGTCCTTTCCTTGGAATTGGTTCTGTTCAGCAGAATGCTTTCCTTCGGAATCGCAAGACTGGTAACACTTATTCTTTTGATTGCGAGTGGTGGCAAATGAGTGACATTTTTCTGAAAGATCTTCGTGATACTTTTTCTGATGTTAACTTCATCGGTATTCGTGTTCTCGAATCTCGTGATGCTTGTGCTTTCATCCGTCGTTATACTGGATGGACTCCTAAGTTTGAGAAGGTTCAGAAAGTTTGGAAGAAAGAACGTGCTTTCGCACTTCATGATGCTGGGTATCACACTTACTTCGGTCTTTCTGCTGCTGCGCTTTCCAATGAATCTGAGTTTGATGTTGATGAAGGTGCTTCCAAGGCAAAAATCAAATCTGCTTTTGTTAAGAGTCTGAAAAACAAGAAAATGAATAAAAAAGTATTAGGGGAATTTATTGAACTCATCGCTTGAATAAATAAGTGTATAGAAAAATTGTCTACGATGAAACCTTCCCCAAAGCAATTAAAAGAGACTAAACAAATCTATGAAAAGGTCGTAACACACCTCATTGAGGAAGGTTACGCCACCGATGTAGAGTCCGCAGATTCCATTATCAGTGGAATGAGCGAGCAATGGTTCCAACTCATTACGGAGAACTGATTAATGGAAAGAATTAAAGGAAAAGAAGTAAAATCATTGATGGAAGCATATGCTTCTATCTACAAGAATGAAGAAGTTCAACAAGAAGTAATTTCTGAGGAAACTCAGGAACTTGATGAAGGAATTGCTGATGACCCAAGATCTGGAGTCTTAGGGCAAGCGGAAAGACTTCGTAGAAAAATGTTTGGTACCGCTAGTGAGCGTAATCAAGCTGTCAGTTACGAAAGATCAATCGATGCCCTCACCAAGTCTCGTGGTGGTGGTAATGTTAGACTTGGTAAGGATGGAAAACCAATTACCGCAGATCAAATTGCTGCTGAGACAAAAAGAAGACGTTTAGCAGATCCAAATTACAAACCAGGTCAAGGCGTTGATAGTGGCGCTAAACCTAATTCTGGTGGTACACCAGAAGTACTGGCAGACAGAAAACCAAAACCAAAACCTCAGTCATCTGCGAGCAATCTGAAGCCTGGTTCTCCAAATGTAGTTGTAAGTCCCAAGTCTGGCGAACAGACTAAGTTTGAGAGACGCCTTCCCACAATGGCAGAACTGAGAGCAGCACAAGCTGCCCGTGCTGCTGCTAAGGCTGGTGGTGCTTCCCCCAAAGAAGCAGAATATCAAGCAGTAAAGGCTGGTGTTGGTGTTTCCAAGGGAACTGTTAAGGATCCTAAGATTGCTGCTGATGCTGCAAGAAAGGCAGAATTGGAAGCAATCAGAGCGAAAGCAAAAGCAGAAACCATGAAGAAATCTAGACTCGGTGAAGAAACCGAACTAGATATCTTTGATACCATTAAGCAGTATTTGATTGATGAGGGTGCTACCGAAGAGGAAGCACTGAAGAAGATGCTTACTCTTACCGTTGAGGAGAGAGAAGCAATCATTGAAGGTTCCTGCGGTGGTTCCCACAGTGGTGGGAAGAAAAAGAAAAAGTCTAAGAAAGGAGGCTATTGAAAATGTCTAGATTCGGTGATTTGGTTAGAGGTGCTGGAGCACCTGCCCCTAAGGCAGCACCCGCTCCAGAACCCGTTGTAGAAGAAGTTCTGATTACTCCAGAGGAAGAAGTCCTCACTGAGGCAAGTCCTTTGGAACAGATGAGTAAGAAGGAACTTGAAGAGTACGGCAGAACTATGGGTATCGAACTCGATAGACGCCGTAGTAAAGAAACTCTGATTGAAGAACTCAGAGAGGCAGAAGAAGGGGGCGAGTGAGCCACTTTTACAAACTGTCCACTGGGGGGTCCAAACGGACCCCTTTTTTTGTATAATTACTTCAGTTAAAACAAACAACCCAATGGGACTGTCCAAGGAAAGCATCGTCGAATCCCTCCAAGCAACTTATGGAGAATCTGTTACTAGCGCAGATATCCGTGCTTGGTGTGCGATGAATGATTTCAATTATCAGACCGTCTCCAACAAACTGTCTGACTACAAGACTGGTCGCGGTAAGTGGAACCTAACTATTAATGAAGCACGCGAACAGTTTGAGCAGAGTGTGAAAGCACCTTCTGCTATGCCTGCCATCGAACAAAATCTTATCCCCACTAAAGATGATACCTTCGTCAAGTTTGGTAATTACGGTGATATTAAAAAAATTATTGAATCCCGTGTATTCTATCCGACGTTCATTACGGGTCTTTCTGGTAATGGTAAAACGTTCAGTGTGGAGCAAGCATGTGCTCAGTTGGGTCGTGAATTGATCCGTGTAAACATTACTATTGAGACTGATGAAGATGACCTCATTGGTGGATTCCGTCTTGTTAACGGTGAAACCGTTTGGCACAATGGTCCAGTCATCGAAGCCCTGGAGCGCGGTGCGATTCTACTGCTTGACGAGATTGACCTGGCTTCCAACAAGATTCTTTGCCTTCAGTCCGTCCTCGAAGGTAAAGGTGTCTTCCTGAAGAAGATTGGTAGGTTTATTCAACCTACTGCTGGATTCAACGTCATTGCTACTGCTAATACCAAGGGTAAGGGTAGCGATGATGGTCGTTTCATCGGCACCAATGTTCTGAATGAAGCATTCCTTGAGCGTTTCCCTGTGACTTTCGAGCAGGAGTATCCGACTGCTTCTACTGAGACTAAGATTCTTAACAAACTGTGTGCTGACGAGAACTTCTGTAAGCGTCTTGCTGACTGGGCAGACATCATCCGCAAGACCTTCTATGATGGTGGTATTGAGGAAATCATCAGCACCCGCCGCCTGGTTCATATCGTCAAGGCATATAATATCTTTAATGATAAAGCAAAGGCAATTCAAGTCTGTGTAAACCGATTTGACGACGAAACTAAACAAGCATTCCTTGAACTCTATGACAAAGTTGACGCCGACTTCCAACTCCCTGTGGAAGGACTACAAGACAGCAATCTGGGAAACCTTTCCTGATTTAGAACTGGATTGTGAGTGGGCAGATTGGAGGTCGTTACAGTTTTCATCTAGTAACGTCTCCAATCTATCTGCCAAAATCTACGTAAACAAACACATTCTTAAATCCAGAGAAGTTGAAATATGGGACAACAAGTCTTGTATTTACAACAATATCATCTACCCTCGAACTGGTAGTAATCTTCCTTGCTTTGGAATGGACTTGATGGGTTTCTTTGATAAGAAAGTCATTATCGTATTTGACTTCCAACATCCAGTGGAAAACTATTTGTTCTCCCATCCAGACCTTCCAAAGGCAGATGGTTCCTTCCGATTCTTTGAGCCAGGCAATCACTTCTCCGAGAATGTGTATGTTGCCAAGTGTACAATGTCCGAAGTCAACGAACATCTTGATATCTTCAAGAAATACTTGACTGCTTACAAGGATATGCTAGAATGTGAACAACCTACTGGAACAGATTTTTCCACCTATTGTGACTTCGATTCATATATGAAGAAGTTAGACCCTGTGAGTGGATATCTCTCTGGAAAATTTGGTAAAGAAAAAGCAGAGTCTCTTGTAAACGATTTTCTTTTCTGCTATGGTTAATTCCTGGTCCCTACTTTATGATGAACTAAAAATGGACGAGTATCCTTATTCTGAGAATGATTTTCTCATGGTTGGGGCATCTGCCTCTCCCGACACTATTAATTTTAGCAGTGATGTGGTCGCTGCTGGACCAGTTTCTTCTAACTGGTTTGGTGCTGGTGAAGACCACATTGCTTTCACTGGATCCCACGTAAGGGGTGGACTTAGTGATGATGTTGTTACTTTTAACTTGAATATGTCCGAAAAAACTGACCGTCGATACAAGTACAGTGAGGACCGTATCCTCAAAGAACTAACTGAATATATTTCCGCAACATACAACCAACACTATTCTGCTGGTGATGATAAAATTCAAACACTTGATTTGATTGAAGCTTGTGGTGATGGTGAATCCTTCTGCCGCAGTAACATTCTCAAGTATGCCTCTCGTTATGATAAGAAAGGTACTGCTCGCCGTGATATCATGAAGATTCTGCATTATGCTGTTCTTCTGATGCATTTCAACGATAAGAACGCACAGCGCGAAGACTACCCTCAGTGATAAAACTAAAACCTAAAACTATGAAACTGTCTGACAACACCCTCACCGTTCTCAAGAATTTTGCTGGCATCAATAACTCTATTCTGGTGAAAGAGGGTAATCGTCTTCGCACGATTTCTGTTGCTAAGAATATTCTTGCTGAAGCAGATATTAAGGAAGAATTCCCTCGGGACTTTGCTATCTATGATCTCAACCAGTTCTTGAATGGTCTGAGTCTTCACCAAGACCCCGACCTTGACTTTAAAGAAGATTCTTACTTGAGTATCAAAGAAGGTAAGCGTCGTGTGAAGTATTTTTTCGCTGACCCTGCAGTGATTGTCTCCCCTCCAGAGAAAGAAATCACTCTTCCCACTCAAGATGTTTGCTTCCAACTTGATAGTTCTTCTCTTGAAAAACTCATCAAGGCAGCACAAGTTTATCAACTGCCCGATCTGTCTGCCGTTGGTGAAGCAGGTGTCATTAAACTGGTTGTTCGTGATAAGAAGAATGATACTTCCAACGAATATGCCATCGTTGTTGGTGAAACAGACCAAGAATTCACTTTCAACTTCAAGGTAGAAAACATCAAGATTATTCCTGGTGCCTATGATGTTGTAGTGTCTTCTAAATTGCTCTCTCAGTTTACCAATACCAAATACAACCTTACCTACTATATTGCCCTGGAACCTGATTCCAGTTTTGGTTGATGAAACACATTCTCTTTACACTCAAGGAGTGTAACAAATCGTTCTTAGACGACGAAAGGTTTGTAAGGGATATGGTTTATCAAGCATCAGTCAAATGTAAATCAACTTTATTGGCACTTAACTCACATAAGTTTGAACCTCAGGGTGTCACTTGTGTGGCGATGCTCGCTGAAAGTCATATCAGCATTCACACTTGGCCAGAGTTGGGTATGGCAGTGTGCGACATTTTCACCTGTGGGGAT